ACACCAATTTACACTTACGCCCGCTGAGAGGCCCCCCACAGTTAATGCAGGTAAACCTAGCCTCACCCCCAGACCCACCATAAAAGTCGCTCACAGTAGACTCCAGGGCGTTTAAGGGCCTGGGGATGACAGCTTTGTGCTTTGGCATATGGGTCCAGGGTCAACCCAAGGCATCTGGTTGTCCTCCTCTCGATTGTCCGTTGTGCCAAGTAGAGAGAAGCAGGCAACGTGCCATGCCTCCAGAACCACACTGACCAGCTTGTCCCACTGCTCCTCAGTGTCGACAAGGGGCCGGAAGCGGTCATGGAGGGCAATGGCTGGGCCTTCGCGCAACTTCATCATGCACAGGGTGTGTGTGGCTTCAGAGGCCAGTTGGGTATTGGTCATGTCTTCCAGTTCCGTCCCCTGCGCGTGTCCTGAGAACAGCAGGGTTATCGCAAGGACTATTCCTTTCTTCACGGGCACGAACCGTACAGGCGCGGAAAGGTAGGCCAAGGAACAACACCTGTCACCATTCCTTCACCGCGCCCTGCTCCCTGTGCGATGACTGCGGCAGAAAGGGTTGCGTATGCAATGGACTGTGGAGAGGCCGGATCGCCCAGGTCACCCCGGTAATCAAGGTGTGGGTCCGTTGCAAGCAGGTTCTGCAAGTGGTCGCATTCCCCATTCCTGCGTGTCAGCCGCCAACTAAAGAGATTGGTACCATCATCTGTCGGCTGGAGAGCCGCCGCAGCCATGCCGCTGATCCCGGGGATTTCTCCCAGAGTTGTACCGAACCCCGACAAGCTCGGTATCAAAAGGGCCTGACCTGTGGGTGCGCCTGTATCGAGCAGCGCAGCGAAGTTCCGTCCATCCCCGCTATAGGTGTCGGCACCTTCTGTTGTGTCGTTTGTTGCGATATGGACAACAGTCTCTGCGAGATCAGCGAAGGTCAATCGAATGTGCGATACGCCACCACGGGTTTCTTCGGGTATGCGCCCATACGCCACAATGAACGGGACGTTGATGCCACTTTCCGATAGGTTGTTTCTACCACAACCATTACCACCTAAACCTTGATTATTGGGATTGGCAAAAGTTGTACAATTACCGGCTGTAGGTACCCCTGGATTGAGTTGTTCGTCCAACCCGTAGTATCCCATTCCAACCCTGCCTGGCATGTACGGACCCGAATCGGCATTGTCTCCAGTGATCATTATCAGTGTGTTCCCGATGGCGAATGAAGGTTCCAGATAGTCAAGATACCTGCCTAGTTGGGTGTCTATTTCTACCCAACCGGAATTGGTTTGGCAGTTGAAATCGGCTGGCGTGGCCGGTGATCCAAAGAATGCTCCCACTCCTAGCGGGCATGACCATTGAATGGGCATCGCGATCCCGACGAGGGGGAGAAAGGACTGTGTGGCTATTCCGTGTCGTGGAAAGTTACCCCCTGCCCACCAGTACCTAATCTGGCTATAGGTCAGCCCGGTAGACCCCGCGAGTCCTGCCATTACAGTGGCGTTAAAAGACTCGTCGAGGTCTTCGTATGTGAGCGGCGTAGTTCCATCATGTTTTGTCTGAAAGTTCATGCCCCACAACTGTTGCATCTTTCCAGGGTGGGCGATCCTTGAGTTGTAAGTAATGATGAACGGGGGCGCGAGCCAGGAGTGTAGGTAGCTAGCACTGGGACCGAATCCACCATAGACCTCGTTCTCCAAGAACTCTTCAATGGAGTACCGTGTGCCTGCGCGCCATGAGTAGTCAAAACGGTCTCCAGGGGCAGCACATTCTGGAAGCCCACCCGGGTTATCGGGCCATTCGCAAGCTGTAAATGCTGTAGCGGCGTCGTCGATTATATCTTCCTGAAATGTGCCAACCGCCTGCTGGAGATTGATATTTGTGGGCGTATAGTATTCGCTCGGATCGTCGCCACTAGCGCCGAAGTTGCCGGGATTGAGGCCATTTCTCCATATCGGGAAGTGAGTGCCAAATCCATGTGATACGACACGAGAGCCGTGGTCGAATCGAACGGTGTTGGTATGAATTGGGTCTGTTCTACCCGCAGGAACAATGCTCTCGTTTGCTCCTAAGAATCCCTGCCCACCGGCAAAGCTCAGGTAGTCTCCATTTTCATATGCCAGCCGGAGCCTTATACTCATTAGCCCACCAGGGAGTGGCTGCATGGCAGCAAGATCTCCATCCATGCGCCCAGATTCAAGTATCGCCTGGGTGGGACCACACTGGTTTCCTGCCCACATACCCCTGAATGAAATGCCATTAAGAAGTAGTTTGTTGAAGTTGGGAGTCCTATCTGTAGTGGTGGTTGTCCAATCCACTCCAGCCGATGTCGTGGTGATGTTTTGTGACGGATGGTTCGGGCTGTAGATTGACTCGAATGCGTCAATCGTGGTGGTGCCCATTTCTTCTGACATCAGGATAATCATGTTCTGCGGCTTCTGTCGGATCGACGCAGTGAGCATTCCACCCGTCGAGTAACCAGCAGCCGAGACAAGGCTTGCTGACAGCAAAAGGGCAACAACGGATACTAGTAGCCTACTCATTATGGGAGCCTCTTAATTGCTAATGTGATCCGTCCGCCAGCAAATGTCACGGGGTTCCAGGCCCCGGAGGCCCCACCAGGGAAAGCACCATCACCAGTGTTTACAGCGAGGCCTCCAACATTGGGGAGTAAGGTCACATCTGATAACCCCCAGAAGCAGGTGTCTATGATTTGAGTCTGTGGCCTAGTCCTCCACAGAGCAAGCGCGTCTGAAACGGCCCCAGTTACGGTGATATTAGTTGTCGCGGTTGAAGGGGCATTGAGCGGCGTGAGAAGGCCACCACTCGGTGTTTGCAGATTATTACCGGCCCAAGTACTTACCATCAGATACAGAGTAAGGCCCGAGGTACCACCGTACAATGCTATTCCACAGCGGCCTGCCCCGGCAAAGTCTACTATCGAAGCTGTAATCTCGTATGTAGTTCCGGTCAGACCGGGGCTAATATCAAATATCTCTACTTGACTGAGCCCCCCGGAACCGGTTCGGTTAGCGTCGTCGTCAGTAATCTTAACAGCCGTTGGGTAAGATCCAGTACGGTTGTCTGTAGTTACTGGGTTCGTATTCCACACCAGAGTTGTGGGGTCAAATGCGTTCCCAGTAAATGTTGTGGTGAAGGCGGCATGTACGGGGTAGGCAGGTTCGACATATAGTGCGGCTTCGCTTGTGCATATGGGAGGAACATTTGAGTTTAAGGCAGAGGAAGTATTCGCATCCCACCAGTTAGATACGTTGTTGCCTTGGGTTAACCCAGTCACACATTGATCGTATTGTGGTGTCCCAGTTGGTACACCGTGCCAATTAACAATACGATCAAATGTCAGATAGTTACTCCAATTCCCAGTGTCTTTAGCTTGGTTAGTCATTGTTGTATTACTGGGAAGTTGAACACCACTCGCACTAATAGTAACTGTCTCGTTTACTTCAAGCCAGATTTCCCCAACAGACTTAGTAGACGAAGAAGGCAGCCCAGTTAAAGTACGGTCACGAAACGCATTGAACAAAGAGCATGTCGGACCAACTTCACCAAATTCTCCTAAAGTACATGTTTGGTCAGCCAACATATCACCAGAACCAGTCTCAAGGGTGAATGTTTCACTGCCGCCTGCTTCACTGAGAATCAGGCTTTGTCCAACAGCACCAGCGGAACCAAAGCTCACACACCCAGTACCCGTCCAGACACCCGACGAATCGACGGTACATGTTAGACCCGAGGGCCAGTCGGTATTATCAACCGCAATCGTAAGACCATCGGTACCCCCCTGACTTGCTTCACCAAGGAATAACCCCGAACCTAAGGCTGCGGCGGGCTCTACTATGATCCCAGCCCCCGCTCGGTTTAGGTGGAGCATCCCAGTAGACGTATCAAAGAAGAATTCCGTACCTGGCACGTTGGAAACACCACCGACAGCAAAGTCTTCTATGAAGGTACTGGGAGTAACGGGGGTGGGGTGAACCACTCCAGAAGTCTCGGTTGTCGCGCCGCCACCACCACCAGTAATATCGACAGTTGCGGTATTTCCACTTGGAGTCACAGTAACATTACCCGTGAAGTCCATAATAGCTGTAGAACCAACCTGCGTTGCCCCGTCTTTCTGTGTCACCATAGTGGCACCGGAGGGGCCAACAGATCCACCGCTACCGCTATAAACAGGATTGGTAGCCGATCCAGAGTACACAGCACCAGCCACCAGCACGGATGCTAGGGCAGCGGTGTACTTAAGAATTTTTATAAAAGACATTTTAGTCCAAGTCCTCCACCAACGAAATTACTAGATCGCCTGCGGTACCAGATACAGTAGAGATTTCAAACCAGTACACTCCTGCGTACAAGAATAGACAATCTGTACCGTCTAGGATCGCGGCAGGGGGTGCAATGGATACAACCGGAGATCCAGGCGCAATTACTTCATTGATCTGAACCTCAACAACTGGAGTGCCGATGAGATTCATACATACCTTAGTTCGGCCTCTAAGAGAAAAAGTAGCGGAAGCTCCAGCACTATTAATTGCGTTCCACCAAAAGCACCTCCCGCCACTGGCCCTTAGATTGACGCATTTCGGGGCGTAGTTCGCTCCTATACTTGACGAATTTGAAATTAAAGGCTTTGTAGGATCAGCCGCACCCAAAGCACTTCCGGGGACCAAGGACAACAGAGCAAATGCTGTTGCAAATAGTCCAATAATACTATTACGCATTGTTACCTTTCCTAAATCCCCATAGGGGTGAGCCAAGTCTTTTGTTTTCGTCGGCCCTTAAGATTAAATACATGATCTTTGAACTCCTCAAGCTCTTTCTCGAGGAGATCGGTCCTGTGTTCCATTATCTGCTCATCTACACTCACCGCAATTTGATCCACCCAATACTGGCAAGCCATAGCGAGCGGGTCAATCCTATCATCGTGTTTTAATGCACCCCTGTCCCTGGTGATTCTGGTGAGTTGGTGGACAAGTTTACGATGGATATAATTATTGTCAGTTTCATCTTGGTACGTTACGTCATTCTTCAGCATCTCCCTATCGAATATCAGCCTATGCTGATTCAGTAGTGGTTCTAGGACATTGATTATCCTAGCTTCCTTCTGATGTACGGACCTAGGGGCATCTTCAATTGAGCATGGGTGAACACCCCTCATGATCGGCTTGAAGAGCTCTACGAACATACCGTCACCAAAGTTAGGCTCAACGATAACCATACCTACCTTCTCTTCCTTAGCTATGTGAGCTAGCTTGGTAAGGGTTTTGTTGTCGTATCCCCCCCTAAACCCGCCGCACTTCCTAACAAACAACTGACCGTGAAGCATCTTGACTACAACATAGCCCGTTTCGTCCTTCCCCCTGCCCGAAGGGTCTACAGCCATCACAGATCCGCTATAAGACAACCATTTCTCACCATCAACCTCCATTCGGGTGTGGAATCTGTCTCCTGGCAGTCCAATCATGGGTATATCGTTGATAATCTGCTGTTGACTAGACCCCCAGACCATCTTTTCGGGGGCAATGTCACAGTCTGTGTCGAATACAATCATATCTCGGCACTTAAGTGGGTATCTGTCCATGTCAGACAGGGCAGTGTCCAACATAAATTGCAGAGAGAAGCCAGTTCTTCCGTACTCACCCTCCCTCTCCTGCAATTCAATCTCATCAAATCGGGTATCTGTTGGCTCGCCCCACTCAGTCTCGCCCTTAAGTGACCGTTCGTGAATTGTAGGTGTGAGACAGTCATTATATTTATGAAGTTGTGATTCAGATGGAACTCTGGCTGGCCAATTTCTAACTATATACCCCCTGGATGGCAGCTTATTGTACAGACTGTCTTCATTCTGAGGTGTCCCAAGGAATATAACTTCATGTTTAGACTCACCAGATTCATCTTCTGGTTTAAGTATTGCTGCAAACTCCTTAACACGCTCAGACAGTTTTTCCCTTTGTGTGGCAGTTTCACTATTGTTAGGCACTTCAACATCATCAGCAACGATAACGTCGGCTCGAGTGCCTGTGATCATTCCGTAAAGACCTACCGATTTAACACTCGGACTTTGAGACACTGAAGCAGTTCCAACGGTAAACTTTTCAATACTATCAAACCCGTGGCCGTGCCGGGGCTCAAGATGTTTAACGAGTGGCATTTCATGGATCACCATCTTTGTGAATCTACTAAACGCATCCGATCTATCTTTACTCGCTGACACTACCAGTATGTTCTCTTCGGGATCTTTGAACAGCCTCCAGATTACATAGGCTGATGTGATATAGCTTTTACCTATACCACGGAAAGCCTGTATAACCTTACGCTTACCAGCGTTGCCCTGTAGGAACTCCGCTATGTCGTACTGCAATGGTGTTGGTTCTGGAAGATTTAAGAACTTCCATACCAACCAAAGGAAAACCTTGAAGTCCTCCCTTGCCCTTTCTTCGGTTGTTTTCATTGATTAAATTCAGGGAGATCCGGGTCGTAGTGTTCGTCATTTTCGAGTGATTTAGTTAGTTTTGATACAGACCTAGAGGGTCGAGTAGGATCAACTTCTATATTGTTGTCCTTAAGGAACTGCCTAGCTGCATTGAGAAGAGATGCGCCAGGACTAACCTTCTTTACCACAAACCCAGTCTTAGTCTCCACTTTAACAGAAGTTCCATTAACAACTTGGTCAATAAATTCTTCCGTGAGTATATTGTGTAGCTCCCCCAGTCTTTTAACTTCACTTGCCATTTCAATAGTCCTCTCTTAGTATATCTATCGCCTCGCAATGGACAACAAGGCGCGCAACAAAGTCATACGTTGAAGGGTATTTAGCCCAAATATAGTACAACTCATCTGAAACATATTCGTCAGGGACGGGACAAGGTGGCACCTGGGGTTGGCTAAGCTCAATTGTTTTTCCCCTCAGGCTCGCGCATCCTGTCAACAATAACTGCCAACTTATCAAACCTAGGAGTAGGCTTGGCAATAACCTCTTGAATCCTACCCTCTTTCTTGAAGAATTTTTTCTGCTTTTTAAGAAACGCTTCACTTGAACCTACCTCCCTAGAGAGTTTATTTATCTGCCTAATCATCATAAGGTTAAGGAAAATTATACCTATTACAAGAACGGTTGTTGTCACACTCCCCCACCAAAGAATCTACCGAAGAATGTTGAAATCTTTTTAAACCACGCATCGTCTGCCTTTGTTGGCGTAAGCTTTACGATAAGACCACCCAATGCCATCGATGCAATAATAATAGACACAAGTTGATCTTTGTTTGCCATAATAAATTCTATCATTTACCATTATCTCCATTCATCTTGAACATACGCTCTATTCTTGTAATTGTCTTCTGGATTCTCTCTTGTCGGCGTATTGAGTTTTTCATATCGTCTTCAAGACCTAACATAGAACACTCTAAACGTATTACGCTTTCCCGCGTTTCTTCAATTTTATTTAGTTTGCTTTCCACAGCATTCAACCTTACCTCTGAAGTTTTTAGTCTGTCTCTTATTTTCATATGTGATCGACCTAGGCCAGCGAGTGCGGCTGTTATTGCCGCAACAACTGCACCCACAAGATTTTCGGGTGTTGCATCTACAGGCACTAGTGAGTTTCCAATACATATATACCAATCTCTATATTTTCAACTATCATGGCCCAGATCCAAAACTTCTCCACAGAGTTACGGGGCCAGGCGAAGAAGAGTAACAGACCCAACCAAGGGGGCTATTTACGAATGGTATCGAAGACCAAATAATATCACCATGTGAGGCGGGTGTATTGGTGGGCGGTGAAAACGCACTTCTCTGACCAACACTGGAATCTCTAAGGAGTGGTTCCTTGGTCAACTCTGCTGCAATAGCGCGATTTGTTTCTGCTGTAACCGCAGCGTCACGATCAATAACTTCCTGGGCCAGGGCAGCGTCACGATCAATAACTTCCTGGGCCAGGGCCTCGCCTGCTCTGTCTCTATGCTCTTCAATTGCGTATATCGGTTGTTTCGTTGTTGTGTCCAAACCAGAACCACCAATTGCAGTTTGGCTAGGCCAGTCTACCATTGGTGTGGCGGTCTGTGTGATTCTTGTTATGACAATAACGTCACCATTCACCAATGTCACTGGGCTTAAAAATACAACACTGCTTGGTGCTGTGTCTAATCTATAATCAACGTCCAGAACCTTGACGACATTATTTAGTTTAACCTCTATGTGAGTTGGGTCTAGAAATGGGAATGAGATAAGAAACTGGTTAGTGCCTACAAATGTGGCTGTTGTCTGAGTGGCCATCTATTCCACAATCCTTTCTCTAACCGATTTCATAGTATCCTTAATATCTTTGTTTTCATCTATCAAGTTGTTTATCCACGTAGAATCCCCAGATTCGCCAGTTTCTGTGAGAAGCTGCCCAGAGACATCCTCCGATAGCTCTTTGATTAGGTCTGCATTCTGGAGCCTTTGGGTAAAGAGTTGTGCCTCTCTATAAGCTCTCTTGTCCTCTTCGGAACCTTCGTTACTAAGTTTATAGACATTACCATCTTCAGAAATATCCCAACCATTAGCAACAAGATCCTTAGCATCCTCCATATTGTCCGCAACAATGCTTTCTATTCTGGCTAGACGCCCACCCTTAACACCCTGAGATTTAATTTCCACACCAAGCATCCTGAGCTCTGGTAGTGCTGCTTCCAGCTCCCTCTTGATGAATGTTCCAGATACTCTCTTCAACCTATCCCGCATACGCGCCGGAAGCTCTTCGCCAGCTATGCTTTCTGTCTTAGCCCTAAAATCGGCACCGTAGTTGGACTCAGCAAGCAAGTCCTTTAATGGACTTGTCTTTTGTTCATTGGTAAAGAATGGGCTTAACCAGTCCCATCCAATTGCTAGGGGCCTAGGGATAACCTCACCAAACATATTTCGGTGCGGGTACAGACTATCTACAATTCCAGCCTTTTTCTTAATGTGATCCAGAACAGTCTCTGCTTCGTAGATTGCCTCAAGTCCCTCTGTAAATGGATAGACACCAGTAGTTGCTATAGACGAATAAAGATTTGGTACTACTAGGGCGGCACTTGTTTTAGCAAGCCATCTCTGTATCTTATCTTTACTGGCCAGCCTGCCATCGAACATATCGAACAAGTCAGACATACCTTGGTAATAGGATTTATCCTTGGCAATAATTGCACTAGCTCCCATTATAGTCCCGGCTAATTCCATGCTCATTTCAGCCCCACCGGGCGCTTCCTGAACTTCAGCAAAGTTTTCTGCAACCGTAGACGCGAACCCAAGATATGTACCATATGGATCGCCCCTTCTGTACTGAACCCAGTCCGGTGTGCCATCCTCTTTTGTGCCAACCCATATAGAGAAGGGTTTCCAACCAGTCATTTCCTTGGCCCTTCGTTCGTGCGGGTTTGTCGGGCCTGCCCCAGTTATCTTATCATTGAGTGCCAAGTAAAATGCCGTTCCCCACAGAGCCTTGCCAGTAGTTGCGTGTGCCTGGAATAGTTCTAGTTCACGTTTTGCGCGCACACTCTTGGGATCATCATCAAGCTTTTTAAGAATATTTTTGTATCTTTTAGACCACCTATAAATAACAGGCGTTCGCTCAAATACGTACTTCAGTAGGTTTGTTGGTGTTCTGATAAAAGGCACAAACAATTTTACAATGGGTGCTTTTGATATTGCATCTTGGATTACTAGAGCGGGCTGACTGTTTACTGGATTTGTGAACGAAACAGTCCTTGCGTGTTCTATTGCATCCCTGTGCATACCCTCATAGACTTCCATTAGCGGGTCTTCTATGTCCATCTCTGCCCACCTAGGAACATTTTCAGTTGCATCTTTTACGTACTTATGAAAATCTACACCCTCAAGACCCTCTTCCCTAGCAATCCTACGCGCCTGTTTAACTAAATTAGCACGGTAGAATATCCCCTTTGTCAACTCATCCCCAGTTGATACAAGCCTAGCAACCAAACTTGATGTAACACCTAAAGCGTCAACAAGCTTACCACCGGGAGTCCCATGCCTAGCAATTCTACCAGGGTTATATTGGCCAACTAAAGGTGTCCTATTAATCATGTCTGAAACATTGTCGCTAGTGATAGCCCTAAGTCTAGACCCAGTATGAGATGCCCCCAATGTCTTGTCCATTCCTAACTCACTCGCCCGTGCGCCTCGTGCAGGGTCCAGATAGTTTCTACCAGTAAACAGGGTCTTCATCCACGGTTTAATATCTGATTCTTCTATAATCTGTCTGGCAGCGTTGGCGTGGGTTGAGTCTAGGCTAACGAATGTTTTAGAGAACCTTCCAGCAGCCCTACCAAGGGTATCTAGAGTTCCGGCAGTACCAAGCAACTTAACACCATCTGATTGAGTAGTAATTATACCAATGATTTCATCCATACTGGAGTTCCACGCATCCAGAACATCGGCTCCCCATTGGCCACTAGACCTGTCCCAGATAGTTTTGTTTATTACAGTGCCGAGCAGCTCGCTTATGGGATTGAATATACCAGTAATTGCTACTGAGGTAACATTGACCATTGATGTAATAGGCCCAGAGATGATGTTGTTTACATACAACTCTGCAAGCATATTCTGGGCACCGGGCTTTCTGAATAGTAACTTCTGGCGCTTTGAGTTGCTTTTAGCTGATATGACACCAACTGACCAGCGAAGCCACTCTTCGTCTGTCATGTTTACAAAGTCTTGATCCAACGAGAGCATACGCTTTAAGGTACCATCGGGCTGTAGGGTGTGATTGAATATCTGTAGACCCCTGCCCATAGCTGTAGTTGCACCAGCCACAAGATCATTCCAGTTTGCAGCTACTTCAATAAGATTAAGAACCTTGGCCTTAACCTCCATAATCCCGTGACCACCCCTGATCGCCCTTGCATATGTAATAATCGCAGCATGTATATTAGCGTTCATGGCCCTCAACACATGAACATCTTCTACGATTTCATTCATCTTACGTGTCGCGTTCGTAGGATTCCCCCATGTTTCTAGAAACCTTTGAACCCTGGACGGTGGGACTCCATATATCTTTCCCTCGTCCCGTAGTAGTCTGTTGAGATATTCTATTACTGGATCAGCACCCTGTATTGTTGTTTCCATTGGCCTAGGCTGAAGAGACCTTCTGATTAGTGGCCTTCTCCCAGGTTTACTACCAACTCTCAGCATCGCCATGAAGACTCTTTCGAGGTCTTCCCCATTCGCGATCCTCTCAAGATTCAGATCGGGGGGAATGCCCTTACCACCGTTTACCTTACCATAAAAATCAGCAAGATCCCTGGGGTCAATCTCATCTGATCTGAGTATTTGGAATAGTTCTTCCGTTTCAGCTTCAGTTATTTTTATTTGGTTCCCGCTACCAAACAAGAAGTCTGAAGCGTTCTGGGTCGCCCTGCTTACGGGTATGATCGGTCGAGATGCGCCACTCTCGGCAGCTTCATCAACGCCATCCCTAGGCTTCAGTTTAACTCCCGTGGGTGTAGTTGTATCTCCCTCGAAAATAGCCTTAAGTCGCGCTCGAGCCTCTACGGTCTTCGGGTGTACATGGGTATACGGATCTCTGATGGGGTTCACACCGTTCAAAAGATCACGCTGTAGTCCCTTTGGAAGACCTTTAACGTTATCCGTGGAAGCCATTCTAAGCCAATCATCTTCAGCCTCTTCAAGTTTAGTAATGATACCGTGTCGGAACCCGTCTACTTCCCCGCCCTTATCTAAGACGGTACGCAGTCCCTTGGCCATATTACCGAACACACCACCACCAATAGCCTCAAGTTCATCTATAAGTGAGGCAGCACCTGTTCGCATCTCGGGGCCTACAAGGTTATCGAAGGACGATAATATGCTTATAAATCTGGGTCCAGCGTCTGGTGCCGCTTGGTAAATGGCACTTTCAATATATGTTCTAGCTTGAGGGGAGAGTTCATCTAGCCATTCTCCGGGAACGTCAAATTTACCATCTACAGTATCGTCTGGGTCGGGTAGCCCCCTACTTATTTTGGGTCTAAGCGTTCCCCCCGCATAGCCTGCCTCGTCTATTAAGGATTTAAGTGCCTGCCTTGCCTCTGAAATGTGCGGGTTACCAGTATTGAAATTCTTTACTTGTTCGATAAGCTCTGTGATTGTATTAAAGGCTTCCCTGTAATGTGTTACCCTTTTGGCAGTTTCGTTAAGGGACTCTGCCTGAATGGTTGTAAGGCCCCCCCTCTTGACCAGTTCCGTTGGCATGGTTCTGTGGAACTTAACTCTTTTAACTGCGTTCTCTATCATGGGAAGCGTATGTTTAGCACCGTACACACCAAACCTACCAGCACCCTCAAGGGCGAACCCTAACCCAAACCCCTCCAGAGCTCTCTTAAACATTGCCTCCCCCATGGAATCGGAGGGGTCAGTCGCCATAAAATCCAGTATGGCGCTTTCTAGTTCGGTATTATCAATAATAATATCTGATAAGCGTTCTTCCCAGGGATCAAAGGGCAGAGCATCTCCAAATATACCAGCAAATGAGCCCCTAATCCCCCTACGTAGCCATCTCTCGGCTCCACGAAGGATAGCTACAGAGTTCCCAAAGGTGCTGGCCTTCTCAAAGTTCTTAATCCAATTGACTGCTCCAAGTGCTTTAAAGGCTGGAACGAATGGAACTAGAAACTGTGAAAGACCTTTCGCGCCAGCTTCAATAGCATCTTCAGGCTCAGGCCACACCTTCTTACCATCAACTTCAAGGTTTCTAAGTGCCTCTATATCTACAGAAGCACCACTAAAGTCGTAGTCCTGTGGGTTTATCACTTCTCCATGTTGCATTATTTGCGCATTGTCCGAATATTCATTCGCTGTCCACTCAGCAATTGGAACAACGGTATTATTCCATGTGTTGAGAACTCCCTCAATACCCCCAGCAACAACATTTGGTAAAAGGCCCCCGTAGGATTCCGGCCCCTCAGCCCCAGATTCATCGGATGGTTCAGACTCTAATCCACCAGAGGGAGAGGCTGATGAACGAGGAACACTATCCGAATCACCTTCGGGACTGAGGGGCGAGTCCAGAACACTAGCATTGAAAATGTCTACACCATCTGAAGCCATGGCGTTAATTAGTGTGCTTTGTTCTTGCTTCCGTGCCTTCTCAGCCCCTATAACGCCTGAAAGAGAACCTTCATCCTCTGGCTCGAGGAGGGGGTTCGTATCTAGGTTTATTGATGTCATTGTTTATCCACCTGGGGATTGGTGTTTGGTTGATTTTGGTCGAACTCTAGTGGTTGTTCTTCGTGTGCGGGAATTGTTATAACAGAATCTTCACCATCGTCAAATTCGTTTATCGGTTCAAGTTTTTCGTTTATAGGTGCCAGCAGACCAGACAGTCTTTCTTTTAGTGTCTCAAAGATAAACTCTGAGGCTACACCAGCGGCTGAGTTTCCAGCACTTGCTAAAAGGTTGTGCCAAACAACCTGTGCAGTATCCTGCATATCTTGAATACCGCTTCTTTTTGTTACGTCCCTCAGTGGATTGCCCAGTACAATCTCCTCTGCCTGACGAATTGCTTCTGGGCTAAACGCCTTATCTACATAGTCCAATAGAGTGTGGCCGCTTGGGTCACCTTCAGCGTACCCAGACTTCCCGCTTGGGAGTGGTTGATTGGGCTGGTTAGGCACTATGCCGTTCCTTTCATCTAGAACTTCTTTAAAAGTGGCTCCCGTTAGTGGCTCACCGAACGTGTCCCACCAATCTTCGTTTCTTCTCCCGAGTGGCGCAGTACCAGCGTGCCTCCAAAACTCTGTACGAATAGCATCAACATTCCCAGATACAATTGCGGCAGTAAGTTTTGGAAACTGGGAAATGCCAGGGTTAAACTCATAATCCGTAAGGGCTGTCTTTTGTGTCTCCGATAGTGACTCCCAGGGTGTGGGTGGGAAGTGCCCGGGTATGCCATTCTCTATAATGTTCTCTGCCCTAGACCTATGAATTGTAATGTCATTCCGAAGAATCTCCAACATATCCATTTCGGAAAGAGTTGCTTGATTAAAGTTCGCCCACTCACTACTGAGTATGCGGTGCCCATAACCTATTGTCATATTTAATTTAGGGTCAAACGGAATATTAACTCTGTTTGACTTTATTCTAGGATCTGGCCTCCCCTTATCAAGATACTCTAACTGTACATACTTCTGCACATCTTCATATACATCGGCGTACGCCTCGGACTCTTTGCCCTCATTTTCGATAAGGAACTGTTCGTAATTATCTATCTTGGCCACGCAGGCTCCTCATATCAATAATCAAATGCGCCGCGTGAGGGGTCGGAATACCAGCTTCTTACAAGATAATCCCTATTGGCTGTATTCTTCTGAGTCGCAGGAGTATTGTACGTATTCCAGGCTTCCAGATTAGCGATAAATACCTTATTCCAATTACTGTCCATCTCCCCGGCTGATGGCCCTCCCAAGCCATATACATCATCGGGTGTACGAACATACCCAATCATCTCCCTCATCACCCGCGTGAACAGGGCTTGTGCTGCTACCTCCCTGTTTTGGTCTTTGATAGAACCAGATCCTGTAAAATAAGTAGTACCGTCCATCGTAGTTATTAGTTTGCCACCAAGAACATTAGCGAACCTGTGCAAGAAGGATTTAAATGATGGATTGCTACGTACACTTGCGATAATCCTAGACCTCTCCTGCCTAAACCCCATTATCAAATTATGGCCCTTGGCAGTAAGCCCATCCTCCTGCTCGGGGGTGAGACCAGTTTCATTCTTGGTAACAATACTATTCTGTACTCCCTCCCATTGTATGGGAGTTAGGGAATTGCCCGTTGTCTTAAGGCTATTCTGAACGACATTAATGGGAAGGCGAAGTCTTATAGCGGATATTTCCAGATCATTAATTACTCTCATAGGAGTAGTTTCATCTCCCGCCGCAGCTGCAAGATCTCTATAAAAGACATTAATTTCTTTCTTATTAGCCGCCTCCCTACTGGCGTAGCTTCTTGATATTGAAGCCTCGTGCCGACTCTCGGAACCTCTAAGGGCAATCATAAACTTTGAAAGGTCTTCTGTATTGTTAAAGAATATTGAGTCTTCTCCCGGTGTACCAGGACCTACAGTACCAGCCGCAGATGTTGCTAGTCTGACTCGAGGTGCGGTTACTAGCTTCGCTGCTTGGTATAGTTGCTTTGGGTTGAAGGCATCAGCATTAAGACTATTTACAATAGAATCGACAATAGCGGACCTGACCTTGTGCTTAGGTATCCCAAAGGTTGTGGCTTTAAACATCAAACTTTCGCTCTCACCCGGAGATCCCTGCTCCGCTTCCTTCAATAGTTCTTTATACCCATCATTATTTGTAAAAGCGTTTCTCACGGCAGAGTCCACAACCCCCTTAAAGGCAGAGTTTCTGGCACCTTCTATTAAAGAAAGAGCCTTAAGTCCTATCCTGTCCCTCATCTTGTTGTACTCTGAGTAAGCGGACTTTGACATGGCTTTCCTATTTCTTTCAAGGAAGCCCGTGTCGCCCGGCCCGACAGGCCCAAGAGTAATGTCTCTCCCGAATGTCTTTACATAGTCAGCAAAGGCTTCGTCCATAACCCCCATCGCGTCATCTTGCGTGGAGTTCTCTGTAATCCCACCAGCCATATTAGTTGCTACGTAATTCTGTGCCCACTCCCTGCCCAGGTTTGTACCCTTAATATCATTAATGCCAATAGCAGTCCAGTCGCTAACCCACGAACTGATTCCCTCTATATCTAGAATTTCTTGAGTTGTTAGTGCGGCGTGTTTTTCTGCTAGTTCTTGACCCCTCTCAATCGCAGAGTCCTTAACCGCCCCTGCGGCACCTATAAGGGAGCGTGGAAGGAGTTGAAGACTATCCGCCAGTCTTGCAAGGCCGGTTGCAGTAGCGTCTTGTTTGCCGGGTGGTATGTACTGGACTGGGCCAGGCGCGACGGTGGGCTGGAGGGTTGCTGGGGCGGTCCCTACTAAGTCTGTACTTATCTTACCTCTTGCCATTATTATTTAAGTCCAGCCACGCCTACACCCATATTGATGGCAGACGTAGCGCCCTGTATAATGGAGCCACCAATTGCTAGTCCCATATTCGGGGGCTCAGGAAGACCAGCAATCCGGCCAGCCAGCCTTTGGTTAGATTCAGCATTTGAGAAAAACCCACGCTCTCTGGCGAGTGCCTGTTGTGCCTCAACAGCAGAAACCTTATCACCCGCTTGCAAGTTGACATTGCGCTGAATTGCCTGTAGGAAGTTGCCCTGACCACCAGTCTCGGCAGCTTGCGTCATCGCCTCTCCCTGTGCCGAAATACGTGCCCTCTCGATCCCTAGCTTCTTCCGTGTGGCGATCTCTGCGGATTGGCGCATAGAGGCACCCAATTTAGCACTCTCGAGTGCGCGAGCTCTGGCGGCTGTTTCTGCGGCTCTCTGATTCTGGCGACCTTGAGCGTTGGATGCCGAAACTGCCGTTCCAACTGAGGTTGCTGCGCTAAGAGCCGCAGTGATAGCAATCATAGCCTGCATCGGTCCTGAAATACCAGCAGCGACAAGAGCGGGAATTGCGGGCAAACACATCTAAACATCTCTCCTTTCAAACTCCCAGAAATAATAAAGTTTATTATCTTTTTCTATAGGGATTTTAGTTGTAAGTTCAAAACCTAAAAATTTAAGCCAACGTATAGCTACTGTATTCTGGTCATGCACTATGTTCTTTAAAAGACCATACGACGGAGCTATATCATCTAGCCATTTCTTACTCTGCTTTAGGAAGCTAAACCTAACGCACTTAAAGTCACTTGTAGACAAAAGCCAAGGAACACCTCCCCAGTCAGTCCTGGCGATACCAAACATTGCAGAGGGAACACCATCAAGAACTATGGTATTGCATACCTCAGACTCCTCATAGCCACTAGCAAGATAGTAAGTGGCTGTTTCTGTCCCCGCTATGCGAAGCTCTTCCATGTCTGCTTCGCGAAGGTTCGGGGCAATTATAGCTATATCGGACTCTTCAGTTGGCCTGAAGTACCCCCTCATATTAATCTACTCCCTTATATCCTCTTGCTTCTAGTGTTCCAGCTAGCTTCGTATCGTGCCCCAATGAAGTTACTTAGGAATGGAGAATCGTTAAGAATACTAACGCTTGTCTCTGTGTTACGTCCACCCACATCTACCTTAAACTCATTATTATCGCTAACGCCAGGGCCAAAGGTCTGTCCTAATACCCAAGGCTCAAAGTAGTCGTACGAATAAATGGTTCCACCATTATTAACGGTAACGGTAAACGGTCCAGACCGTGAGAAGCGCATAGTAAACGTCCGTATTTGAGTGCGACCGCTTGTGTACGGTTTAACGGTTCTGGTTCTATCAGTTGTCTTGATAACAAACCTACTCAAGCTTAGTTCCTGATTGTACTTCTTCCCTATAAATAATGGCATATTAAGCAATATATCACCGACAACTAAAACAAACATTGAATTAGGTACTGCGTTGTCTACTATGGGGAGACCCAGGATCGGTTGCGGTACTATAACATTACCAGAGTACTCAGTGGTTCCACCCATGAGAATCCTCATGTCTGGGTGTATAAGAGCCGTGTTATCCGGGTCTCTGGGAACCGGGTAAGGCAAGACAATTTCATCAAACCATGCGGGAGAGCCCGCTACTAGTTGGTGCAGCCCACTTGGGTTTTGGTGGAGGACATCGGTAACTGTGTATTGAGACCTATGATCCAAGTACACAGGCATATCAGCTATCGGGGAATCATCGATGTTTGGATCACTCATCCTGGGAGGAAGGTACTCTAGGGTTGTTGATGGACCGTGGAAGACATCGGTTCTGTCCATCAACAGGTGTAGGTTCCTATCTATGAAACCCCCGTTAACAATATCTTGGTCGAATGTCCACTTGCTCCAAGCAGACTGGAGCCTGTTATTGCCAGAAAATAGGTACTGGTACACATATATTGTCTCGGCCTCGTCCCTGGAAAAGAAACACACAATGTTTTCGTTGTCATTCCCAGTAATCTTGTAGATGTTTCTAGGTAAGTACCTAGGAACGTGCCCAGTAATCTCTGTCGCAGAGCCCGAAAAGCTTCCCCCACCCGAAGCAGACGTTACGATGTACTCCCAGACTTTAGAGTTAACTCCCTGTTCAGTTACCCAGTACACCCTGGAACCAATGAACGCAGGCTTGGATATGTTCTCAGACTGGTACCGAGAAATCTGGTCAATATGCACAGTTCTCGAGGTGAATGGGTCTTGGAAACCAGACCTGGCTAGGAACTGTCCTGAGTCTGTAAACAACAGCAAGCCAGCTTCAGTAGCTACACCACTATGGAAGTTGCTTACACCGTCTGTGGTTGTAGCAGCCTGCACATCAATGGGGTCAGAGTCTACAAAAGCCATGATGGAGGTGGGCCAGAAGTTTAAAGGCTCCCGAACCTCACTGAATACAGCCGAGTCCCTGCTTAGAAGCGTGAGCCTGTCTTTGTACAAGACAACATCATTTAGGTTCTGCCCAACGAACGAGGGTTCTGGGGACATGACCTCATCCCCCACTGTTCTAGAAGCCCAGTTCTCTGGGCCGAACGTGAAGTAAATAACCCCTTCTGCTAGGTTTTGAAAATGGTCTTCATGGAAATCGTTAGTAGCAACTCTCCGTTTAAGGACATGGGGCATCGTGTAGACATCAAAAGAACTATCTAGAGGTGTGTTGTCTGTAGTTGCTTCCGCTAGAGATTCAATCCATGCGCTGTCTTTTTCGGAGAACTTAAGATAATACTCATCTGCTTCTACTTCCGCGTCCCCAACAATCTTTGTTACGAAACCATCGACACACTTAGCGGGGAGTTTGGATACGTCTGATGGACCGTTCCAGTTGTGTACGACCACCAAGCTATCAGCACCCTTGTTGAAATCTATGCGTTCGCGGTCTGGGACCGTGACGGGAGTTATACCACCACCAACCGAAGCGGGGTGGACATTATCCCCCTTTGTGTATTCACCGATAATAAAATTAGACTGAGCCTCGTCACTAGCTATCGTCCCTGGTATCGAGTTCGGTGGAAGCCCAGGAGAGAACCAATCCCACCCAGTATTACCCCTGAAGTGAGGAGCGTTTAGATTATTCTGAGCTAAAGTTAGCTCTTCCCAGTATAGCTCAATGGGATGAAAAAGAGTTTGTCCATTATAGGGGGAGCTGCCTGTGAATATCTCTTCATAGTGGGCGAGCGCGACAAGCGTCACATGTATTTGTTGAAGAGACTGTTTATCATTCGATGTATTGCCGGGCGTGATGGCGGAGACGATGGCTGGGGGGATGGGGTTACTCCACCTAACCCCTTCCAAAGCCTTCGGTTCATCAGCGTCAGACCCCGATACGGCTGTCTCCGCGAAGACTTGCCCGCTTGCGGTAAGCGCACCACCCCCAGAACACGATATACATACACGATCTTTTGGAACTGCCGGTGGGCTCCCGCCCATGGCAACTGTCTTTAGTCGATTAACAACGAAAGTTGAGTCTGCGATTGTAAGCATACGAATAGACTTGTTTGGAGTGCCTACATCTGAAATGTAATTGGAAGGGAGGTCCGCTACCACAGCTACACCATTTACATGGGTTATGTTTCCGACAAGGGGCGTAAAGAAAGAGCTCACAAATGCGTGTGCCGTGGTGCCGTGAAGCCGTAGTATCCCAGAACCAAGATTTTCCACGGTAAAGGTGATGCCGTCTATAGTGACTTCACCTGTACCATTTATAACAATAGTATTCGTTCCGGGGTACCCTGGTGCGATAGTTTCATCTAGTGTCTCAGTATCGTTAAGTTGTATGGTTACATCAGACCCCGCACCCCCACCCCAACCCTTCACATTGTACCACTGGGTAACAATTTCAACTATAGATCCAACAAACGAAGCACCCCCGGCCCCAGGCCCAGGATTACCCACCGTAGTGCCCGCAAGTGTAAATGTACTGGAGAAATCGTTTACTGTACCAATATTAAAAGTGTTTCCGTCTAGGAACGCCTCTCCAGTTCCTGAAAATGTAATAGTATCTTCAACGGTCAGGGACTCAGACAGAAGACCAAACTCATTGGTTTCGGGGTTCTGGTTATCACGGTGCCCAGATACTTGTATCAAAGCATCGCTTGTTGCGCCTGTCCCATTTAACCAACTATCAACTACCAGAAAATTAAGACGCTTATCGTTTTTCCTTACATCAATAATATTAATTTCAGACCCGGTGGAAGCATCCAACACCTTGAGCGTGGTATTTGAAACACCAGCAACCCCCTTCTCCACATTTACAATGTAGTTTTCGTTCTCGTCCCTATCAATGATGTGGGTATTTGTCTCGCGCATTGTAGTGGAATTTATATTAGCCTTGTACAAGAGCGGGGGACGCTTCATGGCTCCTGAAGTTGTATCTAGGAGAGAGTTCAGGGACTCTTCTACCTGAGAATCCAGGCGGGTTTCGGGGGGCTGTTGCGAAACACCACCCAGAAACGAATCAATTTCCTTATTGATTAACGGTGCCAAGGGCTCACCAGTTTGTACAAGTCAGGCCCCTTGAACACATTGTAGTCACCGTTAGACAATTCAGCGTCCTCGAGCTTGGCTCTGTTGATAAGCTCATCTTGTGAGAGGATCTTGGCGAGGCTAATATCAAGCACCCTGGCTTCGCACAGGAATCTAGTTGCCCTGGAGGTGATAGCTTTACGAACAACCTCTGGTAGTTTTTCAAATTCAAACTGATAAGTAACTATCAACTCAACATATGAATCTGTAAATATATAAGTATTGTCTTTAACATTGTACAGCTTACCGTCCCGCTCAACGTACTCCTTACCGGGGGAGTACAGTACCCTGTCAACTGATAAAACCTCAGAATTAATAAGGACTTCGCCAGTAACAACGTCGGGAGTAAGCTTAATAGTTTCCCTATTAAACCACCAACCCTCAGATTGGATTTCTCTACTAACTTCGTAAAGCAATTCTATTGCTGCTACCACATCACTTCGCGTGGGGCTTTCGAGGTCTGCTACTGATGATTCGCCAATCATACGTAACATGGAGTTGACAGCACCAAGTCTGTCCGTCTTAACTAGAGTCTCAACAGGCACAGCCGCTCCTATTTAAAAAGATTAAAAAAAAGGGGTACCAAGGGAAAGGGGAATAACCCTTGGTACCCCTATGCTCACCGTTAGTGCGGTGAGGTGTTCAGTTACTTACTATCTATGCAGTAAGGGTCAGACTAGCAGCATCCGAAATGGCTACAGCACATTCTGATCTGAGGACACCATGACCAACGGCATACTTGCCGACAATCAGATGACCCTGGCGAGTAATGTCATACTCCTGCTCCATCGCGAGATCAAGCAGTTTGACAGTACCAACACAGTCACCCGTGTTAACGAGTGCCATGATGTCCGTACTATCTACACGGTACTTAGAATTTACGTTCTCGCCGGGTTCGTCGACACCTGCCTGGGTTTCATCGGCTTGCGGAATATTGTTGCTCTTAATCAATTCCGCCCCACCAATGCGCGGCATGACACCTTCAGTAAGGTTGCCGTTACCACCCACATCACGATCCATGATTGAACCGATGGGAGAAGTGGCATTGCCTGAAAGTGCTGCGCCAAGTGCCGCTCCAGCACGAAGAAGACCGTACCATTCCAAAGGTCGGACAAAGACTTGCCGCCCAACGCCAGGAACATTCTTCTCGTCAAGACGCTTCAAGGACGCAAAGATTGCATCAATGAGAACCTCAAGATCACCAGAAATCACGTTGGCAAGGTTTGCACCAAGAACAGAGCCACCATCGCCGTTCGTATGTCGAGTAGCTGTGTTCGCAGCAATAACCATATTGCGAAGAACATTAGCATCCATCGTGTTACCGAGAACTTCACCTACCTGCTTGGAGTATTCCCGTCGAACCTCGTAATGATTTTTCGCCTCATCAAGCCGATCAATGAAGACGGGCGCAACGAGAAGATCATCAATGGAGATTGTCATCTCCGTATGTTCGATTGACTTTGGAACAAGGATTTCGCCGGGAACGTGCGTGTAGGCAGTAGTCTTCCATGTACTGGGGAACCTTGCGGTCTTACCCTCAGAAATGGTTCGTACCTTGTGGCGGCTCATAGTTACGTTCGCTGTATTGAACGCATTCAGAACTTCACCACCAAACACCTCAAGGAACAGGGCGTTATCTTGGGCAAAGCTAGCGTTCGTAGTTTTGTCTACACCTAACCTACTAGGTGCTGCATAATCACTCATATATTAAATTAAACCTCACGCGGGAAGATCCCCGCCATGCCTCTGACGCGACCTAGAAATCTTAGCATCAGTCTTTTGCCTGAATGCTGAGCTCTTGTCATACAGAGGGTTACCCAGATCAACCATCATCTGTGTCCGATCTGAGTATGTATCTGATTCAACTCCAGACCTACTCCCAACTTGAGTAGTAGATCCCTCAAACCCCTCAACGGACTGCATCTTATGATGTAGTCCTCTAATAGCCGCTTCGGCTTTTGCGGGGTCGAGGCTAGTTACCGCTGTGTTGTAAGTCTCGATCTCTGCTTTTGATAAATTCGCACCACCCCATTGAGAAAGGGCTTGGTAGCCCTCCTTGCTGCCAGTAATACCATAGGCAGTATCATCAATAAACCGGGTTGCGTTTTCCCTAAGAGCTTCTTGCCCTTGTATGTAACTATCTACAAGAGCTTTAGGGAAGCCAGAGGTTACTAGCTTATCGTAACTAGCGTCGGACAGAGCGCCATTCTCTTCGTACTCACCAGAGAGTTCGTTCATATCCAAGCCAGCAACAGCCAGCAAATTCTCTACTTGATCTTGACTTACTTCTAGGTCTGAGTTGTCGGTGCCTTCAGGTGTGGGTGATTCACCTGGGGGTGCCGTTGTTGACGTACTAGCTCCATCAGAGTCAGGCCGCTGGCCTGCTTCTACAGATTCGACTACTTCAGGGACATTCCCGTCTGCGTCGGGTTCTGTAGGAGTGATACTAATCTGGCTTAATTGTTGCGCCTGTCCTAGTTCACCTACTGATTCACCCATACTTAAATCTCCTCCCGTTCATCCGTATCCTCTTCCTCGACCGGACTGTTTAAATCAAACTCCACAATACCCCATAGGGGTTTGGTGGACTCAAGAACTTTATATTTCTTTTTACCCAAAGACCTACTGTACTGCTTTTCAGAAATAATCTGATGTAGGGTTTTCTTAGGTTTGGGCTCCTGTTCCTTTTTCTTTCTCCCAGCCATACTCTTGGGCTCCTTATTGCGGGGGGGCACCGTTGCCCATCCCCTGTTGCATCATACCCCCAACACCCTTTTCGATAGTGCCAGGAATTGCATCAGTCATCGCTTGCTGCATAGCCTGTTGCTGTGCCTGCTGTTGCATCGCCTGCATTTCTTCCTCAACCTCCTCCTTGGATTTGAGGAGGCCGTCTTCGGGTATCCCGTGCCCAATGAAAATCTTAGTGACCAAATCTCTAGCGTCAATGAACTGCATTACCTCTGGTTTTAGTTGTGCTACGGCAGCTAGGTCTTGGAGCATTTCTCTAATGCGTACAAGATCCTGTGTTCGTCCGATAGCCTGTAGTCCCGTAACTATGATGGGCTCTACTGTGTTCTTTGGAAGACTCTTAATGTCCCCCCTGGCCTCCAAAATTGCTTCAATACGCTTTACGATTGGGAGTTGTAGTTCTTGACTAAGAACAGACCACACACCCCCCTGCGTACTTTCAAGCTCTTTTGCAAGTTCTCTAATCTCCTCTGCCGTAACACGCTCTGCGTCCCTGCGCACTGCGGAGTTTAGGAGAAACGCAAAGCTCAGTTCTTTGATGAGCTCTTGCGCAGTGTCTTTGGCGATCATCATATCGCCCTGTTTATCCATCCTGAGGACGCTTACGTCATTGGCGTCCCCACTAACGTACCCACCGTTTGGAGCATTCTGTAAGTTTCTAACCTTTGTACCACCATTCGGCCTGACCATGAAAATGGTTCGTGCGCAAGCGGCAGCGTTCTCCGTGATAGCCCTTCGCAAAACCTCTAGGCTATTTAGCGCACCCCTGTACTGCTCAACGAACCCTCTCCCGTAGTCCTCACCCTCTATTGTAGTGAATCTGAGAGCCAACCACGGTGACTTATCTTCTGGGAATTTGGATTCAGACCCAGGAATAATTTTTCCGAATGCCTCTTGGGAACTTTGGTAGAAGCCATCACGGTACTCAACGTGTGTGAAGATTGAAACCCTCTCATCACGGTGCGAGTCTGGATCGGATGGGTTATCCGACAGTTCCTTTATGTTGTCTGGTAGTGCGACCCACTCTGCATCTTCTTTTATAACAAGCTCGAGAAGCTTACCCATAGGCCCGCGCTTAATAACATATCTATTAAGGTGGAATATGCGCAGACCGCCCCCACCCCTGGGGACATTCACCAAGCAATTTCCAGACACGATCAGTTGCCTAAATACTTCAGCAAGTCCGACCCTGTAGGTACCTGTGTCGAACTCCTTTACAATAGCCCGCTCCCTGGCGGCGAGGGCTTGCTGTATTTCTAGTCGAAGGTCCGCAACAGCAGCATCATCTAGACCAGCATCCCTAGCTTCCTGAATGCTTTTCTCGGTAATTTCGTACCTGAAGAATGTAGCTTGTGGGGGGAACGATGTAACAAGATACTTGGAAGCAAGGCTCTCGACCGCATACGCTCCAAAGTTTTGCCAAGGATCAGGGAGGTCTTGGGGGTATGTCCTGTCTCTTGAGTCTGAGAAGGGTGGGAACAGGGAGGGTATTGTCAGACTAGCAGATTGTTCTGCCTGTCTTAGATAATAAGAACGCTTGTCCTCTAGCTTAGCGTACCTAGAGGCTGCTCTACCTGTTTCCTGGGTGAGTTCCAAACCCTATGCCCCTGCCGCCCCACCGGGGTAATTGGATGAACCAATGTTGGTGCCTGTTCCCCCAGTGGCCCCTCCGGGGATAAGCAATGCAGCTAGAAGACTACCCATACCACCACCAGGTGTGTACGCCTGCGGAATTCTAAGACCGGACATACCAGTGGCACCACGACGCCCACCACGACGCTTTCGGCCCCTAATTGTGGCCGCTTCGGGGGCCTCTCCAACTGCTATAGGATCGGGCGGATCAGGCATACTAGGTGAACACATCTATGTAACTCCTTTAAGTATTTTTAATAGTCCTAACAACAGGATCATTTATAACAACTGACTCATCATCAGCCGAAAGCGTGAGTAGGTAATCTACAACCTCCCTATTACCAGCCTCCCTGTGGGCCTGCTCAATGGAGACATTGGGACCGACACACCTATTGGGGTATCTTAAATCAAGATGTTCTAGTAGCTCGGGTACCGTATTTGGTAGCCCATAAATCTCCCTAAACTCCCGCCTATTTTCTTTCATGTGTGGTATTTTCACTCCAATAATTCAGTAGTGGACCCTAATCTGCCATACCCAGAAGTTTGTATATCCTGGCGTAGTGTACACCGAACTCAGAATCGTGGTCACTAGACCTCTCAATCTCCTGTCTGGAGTTTCTCCATTGGGTAGCATGGGCGTATTCATGTATAAGAATTTGCGTTTGTAGTATGTCTACAACCTCTTCCTTCGTGTAGTTGTCAAAGGAATTTATTGTTATTTTAAACCTAGAAGAACCTTTTCTTTTTATTATCTGACAAGCCCCGTACCATCCCTCTTTTATACTTTTAGTTCCAACTGAAACGGGGTACATGGCAGGCACAATTATCTGTAGTTTTTTAACTATCTTAGATAATTCCCTGCCGTTCATTACTCACCCACAGACTTTGAGAAATGAATCGCCCTTTGCAAACACTCCATAGCCTTAGTCAAATCCTGTGAGGCTGGGTTGCCAGTTTTCTTGCCCGCCCTAATTATATACTTAAGGGCCATGCTTGTCATTGAGTTGCTAATATCGAAGGCATGAACAACGTCCCACACATCAGCCTCTGGGTGTATGAGCTCTGAATGATTTACTGGTTTGTAATAAGCTGGCTTAAATTGTACACCATCTTGGAACCCATGTACTAATTCACCAGCACTCGCTGCATCATCTTCTGTCTTGATCTTTTCCCTAGCCATCTTGGTTACTCCCCCTTATCTTTCCTTGGAGACCACAGTTCTATTGAACCTAACTCTTTATCAAAGTCATCTGGTTGTAATATATAAGCACACCTAGCCATTTGTAGTGCAAATCGTTCGTCCCTATTGTGGCTTTCAAATGTTTTAACAACAGCCTCCCACAGTGGTACGTTGTTCTTGAGTGCATCTTTAATAATCTTAAGCCCCCTCTTCGGGCCTATTGTGGGGCACCCAGGGTACTCATCTACCGCATCACCGGAGAGTGTTTGGAGGTAAAAGTTCTTGGCTGCCATTTCCCTATCAACGGATATGACTCCCATACCCCTCTTGTCCCAATTGTAGTGGTACCCAGGCACAGTCATAAGATCTTTATCTATACTACACATGACCTTCACGTTACCTGTTGGCTTTAACGGTGCATCATAAGTAGCACCCCATATACCAAGTATATCATCTCCCTCAAGCCAGGGCTCACTAATACAACTATAACAATCTTCTACCCATTGCCTGAAGTCACTCATTATAACGGGCTTGCGCTTCCCCTTCCTAGATTTTTTATACCCATCCCATATAAGCTTTCTAAATGACCCAGCCCTGCTCGAGAAACACATATTCATTTCTATCTCAACATTGTCATCACCGTACCACTCTGCAAGATCCTCAAATACTGTATCAATCAAGTTATCGAACTCAGACTGTGCCCTATCTATGTTACCCGTGTGTGTCCACATACCATCTTCCCACTCTGTGGACTGCTCGCAGGCAAACCCAAACTTGTACAAAAGTACATCAGTATCAACATATGCTTCTATATCAGCGTACATTAGTGTGTTTCTCCCCATGTTTTACCTATCTTATATTTACCATCAAGGGGGCACCTTACTCCCAAGGTATCCCCTGCCCACTTAAGTGCATCAACAGCCTGGTCTCCAACATAGGTACCCATCTCTTCTGTATCTACTTCTATTTGCCATTCATCATGCACAGTTAAGCACCAATTCCAACCGCTAATACCAGACTCAACCATCTTCTCATGTAGTCTTACTTGTGCCCACTTCATAATAACAGCACCATCACCCTGTAATAATGTGTTAAGACTTGAGTGTTGACTGGCACTTTGAACGAGTCTACCGTCTAGAAGTTTTATCCAACCACGATCATGCGCTTTTTTACAGGCATTAAGTAGCTTACCGAGTGATGGGATCTTCTCAATAAGAGCTCTCTTTGATTCGTTACCAAGTTTAGGTATAGCAAAGTCATCTATCACATAAGATAGGTTTCTTTTCCTTCTATCTTTAACAACTAGAGTCCCTAGTTTATACAGTCCAGCACCATACAGGAAAGCGTAAGTCCAATTCTTCTGTGTGGATCTATCCTTAAGTCCTGTGCCTTTCATAAATGCTATGTGCGGATCACCACTTAAGATTTCTTGAGTGAAAGCACCCTTGTCATAGTTGTATAACCTATTAGCCAGCATCCGTAACTCAAGACCAGAAGCGTCGATACCAACAAGAAAACCACCTTCATGCACAGGACCGAATAAATCTCTGCACTCCTCCCCGTATAAAGATCCAACGGAAGGAACCTGTGCCAGGTTTGGTTTGGAGTGAGAGGATCTGCCCGTTCTTGCTCCAGTTGCGTGGACTCCCCCATGTATAACACCCCTGTCTTCTAGTTTTAGCCAAGCGTTGGTACCCTCCGCAACCATGCCTATCCTCTTATCAAGCAACTTGTACTTGAGAAGGGTCTGTACTGGCTTGTACTCTAATGATGCCAAGGTTCTTTCATCAACCTTGGGCTGACCTTCTGGTGTAAACTCCTTTGGAACCCAACCGTAAATATCTATAAGTCTCTTTGCAATCTGCGCATTGCTGCCTGGGTTGAACTCTTGTAGTTCTATCTTAGTTAGAGTTCCACCTGGGGCGTACCCAAACTTCTTGTTGCACACTTTGGGTGTAAACTCCCCCTTCTTTATGAACATTGGTTTGAATATATCCTGTAATTTTCTACGTGTGTCTTCTCGTTCTTGTAGTAAATCACCATACAATCTTGCAGCGGCTGGCGCATTAAACCCCACACCATGCAACTCCTGTATGTGTAGTATACGGGTAACCTTAGATTCAGCGACCATTGATTCAAAACTAAATCTTTCCTCGTACCCCTTTGGATTATGGTTAGTCAGGAAGTCAAGCAACTTCATATTAACAACCACATCCCGCCTACAATACTGCAACATATCATCTGTAAATCTAGACCAGTTGGCTGTCTTGTGGTACTCACCCTTATGAGATCCGAGCCGCACCCCCCAAGATTCTAGGGAGTGCGACCCAACCAACCTCTTCTCAATTCCCTCTTCCGTATCCCATTCCCTTAGCCTGGAGATAAACATCATTCGACTAATGGCAAAGGTATCTAGTAGTAAACTAGTTAGCTTCACATTCGGAAATAGTTTTTCAATAACTGGAATGTCATACCTTGCAATATTATGTCCTGATAATAAATCTGCTGAAGATAAAAGATCAAGAGCATCCTTAATTTTATCAGGGCCAAAGACATATTCTTCATCTGTATCAATATCTCTAGCAACTATACAGTGTATTCTATTTACCTGTTCGTAAAGTCCGTTAGTTTCAATATCAAAAAGGCACCTCAACTTCTTCCTCCCCATTTATATCTGTGAGTCTCCCAGTCTCCTGTGAGTATATAAGTTTACAAGCTATACCAGTCTCACCAGAAAACCTGTTCTTAAGTATTCTTACAGTAACTTCATTGGCTGCATCTTCACTTTGTTGGTCACGCTCTAGTCCAATAACACAGTCACTTAGCTGGCCAAGACTGGCACTACCACGCAACTGAGCGAGGCTGGTGAACGCTCCCTCTTCATGCCCCCGGTTACCCGATGGCCTCTTAAGGTGAGAAACTATAATCAATATAATGTCGAGCTCTTGTGCAAGACTTCTAAGCTTCGTCATTGTATTATCTATAAGTCTCCTCTCATCCCCCTCCTCTACGCCACTAACCATTATTGATATATGGTCTAGTATGATGGCATAACATCCACATCCCCTTACCATATACCTGAGCTTGCCAATAAGGTTATCTATATCAATACTACCCCAATGGTCGTACAAATATACAGAGCCAGTACCGAGCGTTTCCTTAAAGGCTTCTTGGAGTTCTACTTCGTGACAGTCCTTGCGTACTGATGGTATGTGTACTGGCTTATCCATAGCCAAACCCATAAGTGCAAGACCCGTTCTCCTTACAGATTCTTCCAAGCACACCATTCCTATTGTCACACCTTGATGTATCAAGCTGTACGCAATTTCACGAACCAACGCAGACTTACCAATACCAGACCCAGCAGTGATACACACAATTTCAGAAGGTCTTATACCATGTAGCTTTTCGTTAAGACCTGGGAAGGGATAAACATAAGGTGAATGCTCGTCCTCCTTCATGACTGCATCGTAAAGCTCTTTGCCTGGAATGATCCCATCTGGTCTATATTCCTTGGCTCCCCACATGGCAGATATAATTGCCTTGGGCTCACCAGCAACCAGATGTTCATTCGGATCTTTTCGAGATAGCTTCGCGATCTTGCACTTGCCTGGTGCAAAGAGTTCTGCGCACTCTATTGCCGCATCCCTACCTGGTATATCATTGTCAAACATGAGAACAACTTCCTCGAAACCTTCAAGATACTCGAGGTTCTCTCTGATTGACTTGACCGCACCCCCCGCCCCATTCGGTACAGAAACGACAGGCCACTGATCTCCCTGGCAGGTCGACACACTTAGCGCATCTATCTCACCCTCAGTAACAACGATCTTTTTTCCACGCCCCCATACTTGAGAGCCAAATAATCCAGCCTCGGATGGGCTGCCCACCCAACTGAACTTCTTACCACGCATCCTAATCTTCTGTGCCACTGGCTTGCCGTGCTTGTCGTAGTATGTGGCAGCATACGCAGTCTCTCCCTTGTATTTGACCTTCATGTATCCGTATTTTCTACATGTATTTACTGGGATGCAGCGTTTTGAAAGTGCTTCGTAGTCTCCTAGAAGAAGTCCAGTAGACTTAGGTGTGTCTTGCGCATCACTAATTGTGAACTGTGGGCGCAGCGGGTAGTTGGGATCAACATCCTGACCTGGCATCTTATAGTACCCACACCCCATACCAAAGCACTTCTCGTAACCATCTTCGTACACACCCACGTTGTCCTTACTACCACAGTCTGGACAAGACACGTGTTCGGTACACTTACCGTGTGCTAATGACAATACTTTATCCCCCTTATGTTTTGTGAAGGGGGGCTTTCGCCCCCCCTCCTCTATTTTTATTCGTTCGAGCCATGAGCATACATGTACTTAACATACCTAGCACCATTCTCAGCAGTACGGCGAGATGACTTAATACTATGCCCCGCACGCCGAAGCTCTTCGATCCTAGCAGCCAAACGAAAGCACCCAAACTCTACAAGGGCTTGGACTTGTGTAATACTATTTCTCTTAACGAGATAATCTAGTACTTGTGCCCTTTGGCTTTTACTTTTTTTATTTCTACCCAATTCAAACATCATATCTATTCTTCTCCCTTTTGTTTTTTTCTTACGTGATTAAACATTCCATTCATCCACCCCTGTATATCAAACGATGGGCATTTATTACCTTTAACTAAATCACAATGGCCCAATATAATAATACTAGGCCAAAGTATTTTCCAGTAATTTATAACTTCACTCAATTTATAAAACTGTTTTAATCTAAAATTTTTCCCAGGTAGACCATCAGACACAAGACCGCCAACCAGTACAATACCAACACTAATGTCATTATACCCCGGCGTGTGACCCCCAATTTCATTTTGATCCCTACCTAATTGTAAAGTCCCATCCCTTTTGATAAGACCATGGTACCCAGAAAGGCTACCACTTGGTGCTTGAATTCCCCTACGAACATGCCACCTATGAACTTCTTCTATGTCTATGTCACAATCCTCGGTGGTCATGGTGCAATGTACTACTCCATATTTTGTAGATTTCCTCATTTGTCATTATTCCTTAAGCCACTCCCCCGGAACAACCAAATCTGCGTACTCAAATCCATTCTTATCAGACCACATTGCGTACGTTGTCTTTGAGTTTCTTCGTATTTTAGTACTAGATCTTTCAAAGATGAATCGTATATCCGCATCGGGGTTGCTCTCTTTAACTCTAATCATCTTAGTTCTATCCTGTGGCCTGAACCAGCCCTTGGCTTCTACGTATATAGTTTTACCAGACTTTGTTTTTATAGTAAAATCTGGT